GCTAGATCTAGTGAAGGAACTTCAGGAGGAAGAGCAAGTCCAGGTGCAGGTGCAGGTTTTGGAGATGGTCCTGAAAGAGGAGGTGGTGCTCCAGCTGGAAACTCTCCACCTGGAGATGTTATAAGTAATAATCCTGATGATATTAGAGAACAAGTTAGATTAGGAAACCCTGTTTCAAAAATAGGAACTGTAGTTTACGGTGAACCAGATTTTACTAAAGTTGGACCAGGTTCAACTCAATACAATAATTATATAGATGATCTTAATTTACAAGGTGCAACTTATAATCCAATAAACATTCCTTCTTTTATTCCCGGTAGTACTTTAATAAACACAGTAGGAAATTTTATAGGTGGAATAGGTTTTAATAAAAATACAAAATTTTTTTCTGACAATTCTATTGGAGGAAAAATAAATCCTGCAACTGGAAAACCTTTTGGTTACGGAATAGATGGTTACAAAGATTATATGAGACAAAGGTCACTTGGAAATGTTGGAGCTTATGGTGGCACAGAATTAAGTCAAAATGCAATTAACGAACGTTCTGGAGGAGACGGTGGCATTATGGATGTTTATAATAATCCTAACGACACTACTGACGACACTACTGACGACACTACAACAGATGATGATTTAATTTTAAGATTTTTAGGGGCGGATAGTACACTAGATCCAGCTGCTGCAGGTTTAGCAAGCACTGATGAATTACGTGAAATGTTATTAGAACGAGCTAGAAATTTATATACATAATGGCAAAAATAGTACAAACATTAACTAGAGCAAGCTCGGAGTATGAAGAAGATGTAGCTCAGTCTTTGGTTAGAGATTTAGATGCAGTTCTTGAAAAATTAAACACAACGTTTCAAGAAGAGTTAAAACAGGAGATAGAAGCTAGAAGTTTCTTTTTAGATTAATGGCAGTAGTAAACCAATATAAATTTGTAGGTGTAGATAATAGTACGACAGGTAGTGCACTTACACCATTAGGATCTGGTATTCCTGCGGTTAATGAAACTATTGTTATTAAATCTATTTTAGCTACATCTGCTGGTACACCTACTGTGACTGTTACAAACAACAGTATTACAACTATTAAATCTGTAGCATTAACAGCTAATCAAACAAAAGAATTATTAACACAACCGCTAATAGTAGAAGGTGGTAAAACCTTTACAGTACAATCAAGTACAACAGACTCGTTTGATGTAGCTATTAGTTATCTAAACATTAAGAAAGAGGTAACAACATAATGATAGAGTTAACACCAGATAAAATAATAACAACAATTAAAAATAAAAAAACAGGTAAGGTTTATGAAACTGAAGAAGCTTTAAAAGCTGCTAATATACCTGAAGAAGATGTGCAAAGAGATGTAACAGTTATCATGCCGCCTCTTGATTTAATAGGAAAAACAAAGTAAAGTGACAAAACCATGGGAATAGAAGATATACAAATTTCAGAAGAGCTAGAAACTAACGCACCATCTATAAAATATAGTGGTAACGAAGGTCCTAAATCTCCTCA